CCAAGGGATAACGGTTTTTAACAACGTTATCTTGGTTTTCAGAGCTTAGAGGCACCCAATCAGATTTGATGAGTTCCAAGGCTCGTCGTTCGAGTTGTTGAGGAACAACCAAGTAACGAGGAAGGTAGATCGAAGCATAGAGCGTCGAATCGTCCTTAGTCGTTTTCATGGTGTTAATCGAAGCCCATAGGGTGTCAATATCCAAAGCAGCCGCCGTAGCGGTGTTGCTTTGAGTTCCACCTTGTTTCAAGACGTGAGCCGTCGAGAAGAGAACTACTCCATCAGGAGTGGTTTGAGTGGTGAACCCGTTATTGAGTAGGTTAACCGCTGCTAACTCTTTGGTTTGATCCATGGAGTTACGCATCGACTTACCAACAAGGCTAGCGATAGGGTCAAAGAGGTTATCTTCGATCATTTCGCGAGAGACGTTAACTACGAATCCACGTTTTTGGACGTTGACCGTGCGACCGTCACCTTGCTTGATTTCTTTCGAAGGGAAGATTTGAGCTTCACCAACGATTCCAGCTTCACCAGTTCCAACCCAGGAATTGAAGATCTCGTAAGCACGATCCGTGGTGCGGGGAGTGCAAACTGAATCACTAATCATGGGGATGTTAGACCGACTGTTGAGCACCATGAAACGCAAACGTGCGTCAAGTGCGCTTAAGGCATTGTTACGTACAACTGTAGACATATTATTATCCCTTTATGATTATGGGTTGAAGTTTAGATCACCTTCCAAGAATTGAACTCGGAGACGAGGATAGAGGTCAGTAGCCGAGCTGATACGCTCAAATACTCGAACTCGTTTGTTGGTTGTGTCTTGGAGATCCAAGCACCATGCAGCTACACCACTAACAGTGGTTTTAAGGAGACCGTAATCAGCATTTTCGTCTAATGCCGAATCAGCGAATACAGCCGAAGCAGCGGTGCTGTGATGGGCTGTAATTTCGTAAGTGTCACTAGGACGAATCTTAATGACGTTAATCTGATTGGATAAGCCTGGAACCGTATCGCTCTCGTTGGACACTGCCAAGTAAGAGACGGTTGCAGGGCTGTTATATGTCGTGACCGTTGAGGCCGCGCCATTTGCTTTGGTTAGTAAATCGCCAGGGATGATAGTGCCAGATACCGAAATCTGGTCGAACTCCGCAGAGTTCCCGGATACGGACTTATCATATCGCAGCGGTTGTAAGGCTAGAGTTGCCATAATTTAACTTCCTTTGTTTGTTTTTATGGCCTCTACCTCACACCTCATGAGATATTAGCCGTTAATCTTCTGCTTCATCAGAGAGAGGTTTGGCCTTAATGCCCTTAGTCCCTCCGATTAAACTGTTAAATTTTTGTGCTTGTCCGTTAGAGGTATGTTCCATTCGTTCACGCCTTACTGACTCGATATTCAACTGATGGATTCTTCGGTCTATTGCGTCCTGGAACTTTCTATCCCTCCAACACAACACGTTTGAGGTGGTCATATCCGCTTCTTCCATCGTATTTACCTCAGCCACATCTTCCCCTCCGTCGGATACCTTTAACCAAACCCATCGATTGTGTTTAAATTTGCTGTCTTTCTGGTTGACCCATGCGATGTGTTTTTCTGGGTGTCGTCTTTGAATCATTTGGAGGCATCTCTCCATATCCACACCGTAGATTTCATCGGATTCACCGATTTCCACATCTTGAGCTTCAACCACGTTAGCCTTTTCATCGGCTTCAACTTCTTTACTAATTTCTCGAATTGTTTTTTGATATTTAGCCATATAAACCTCACAGTTTTGCGTTAGGGTGTCTCTTCTGCCACGCTTGGAAGTCAGCATCAGTTTTCACGTTAGAGAACTCGTCATAAGCTTTGGATGTCCAACCGCTTCCTAACGACTTCGCCATTTCTTCGGATGCGGATGAGGATGTTGAACTACCTCTTGCGCCGCCTCCCACCGTTCCACCTGCTGCCATTTTAGCGGCAGTTGTGTCTCGGCCTGATACCTTAACTCCTCGCTTCTCTTGTATCTTTAAGTAACGATCTCGCTTTTCTTGGATTGGCAATGACGCCAGCTCGGGAATGTCTTGGAAGAACTCGGATGCCTCTCTTGCGACAGGATCATTTGCGGTCCATCCTTTTTCATTCTCGTTACGCATGAACTTAATCATGTTTTGCATCGCCTGGTTTTGTCTTACTAACTCCTGGCTTTGCTCCCAGTTAGCGCGATCTCGTTCGTAAAACACTTCGGCTTGCTTTTCATCAAACCCATGGTGCTCAACAAGAGACTTAATCGCTTGGACCTTAGACGGAAATTCCGCCGGTCGTTGCTGTGAAGTTTCATTTTTCAAAGAACCAAGCTGTTCTCGTAAAACTTTGGCTTCCGCTTCGATCCTGACTTTTTCCTCATAAAGCTTTTTAGCTTCACGGGAAGAGTCCGAATAACGCTTCTGCCAGTCTACGTTTCCAGCTTCACCGTCTTGTGATTCAATATCGGGTGTTACTCCTCCTTGAACCTCTGCGGGGGCCGCGTGTGCGGGTTGGCCGCCTTCTTGCATTTCCATAATTAGCTTTCGTTAAGTTGTTAGGGCAGTTACGCCCGAGACTTACGGGAACAGATACAGGAAAACCCCTAACTTATGAAAGAACATTGTGCTTTTTCACAAGCCATGTAATACATGGAATAACTGCAATTACAGCTTACAAGTAGCGACTAATTACGACTAATCTCTGACGGATTGACCTAATCCCTCTGACAATAACTGACTTAAATCTTCCAGTGCTTTAATATAGCCGTTTGATTCTTGAGCCTTACCAAGATCTCCGCTCTCGACGTAAGTTCTCATTTCTTTAGCTTTTTCAAAGCACTGGTCATTGAGGATTCCTAGTAACGTGACGTTGGATGGCGAGTTAGCTAAGTCCTCTAAATCTATTTTCTTATCGTCATCAACTTCGATGAATTTATCTCCTAAAGGTATTTGAATCATATACCGCCCATAGCTCCGGCTGCACCCGATGTTGGCTGAGACTCAGCTACGCCAGAGAAACCAGTTTCTACTTGTCCAGGCGCGGGGAGTTGCGGAGCCTGAGGAATGTTCCCCGTGGAACTTTGTTGCGCCATTTGCTGAGTTGTCCATTCCTGGAGTAATTGAGCGATAGCAGGGTCTTTAACCAATAACTCCTCAGGATTAGGAGTAAATTCAGGGTATAGCCCCATAATACGAACAAATAACCCGGCAGGATTAACCATACCTTGAAACATAGGAGTGCTGGATATGATTTGTACGATATTAGTTACAAGCTGTCTTGTGGTCTGCTTGTTATCAAACTCTTGGACAGCGATTTCTTTTAGGTCGATATCGTTTTCCTGGATAGAGGATGGGTCTACTAAGAAGGGCTGTTCCTCTATGGTTACAGCTAGCTTATTGGCTTCAAATTGAGGGAGATATTCTAATACCTTCCTCATGTATGCACCCCAGAGTTGCATATTGAGGAGTTTGATATCCGTTAAAGCTGGAGCAGACCCCGCGTCTCGGATGGCGGCGAACTCGGTAGCCGAAGTCCTAGCTCCAATACCCTGCCCCAACATGAACTTAGGAGTTTGAGCTATGGATTCAGATTCATCCCGTAAATCTCTCAGAGTGTTCCCAATAGTTCCCGTTAAGTCTGCCACGTCCATTTGTTGGATGGCATCTTGGGAAGTTACGGTAAAAATAGTGTTATGACCGATCTTGCCCGTCTTATTCATCACTCGTCCTTTCAGCCATTTCTGAGGGCGGAAATTGAGAAGAGTACGGTTATCCATCATTTGACCCTTAGCAACTGACTCTTGAATCCAATTATCGTCTAGTAAGTCTACTAAGGAACGATGCCAGAAACCCGAATCGTCATCGTGAGAATGGGCAGCAATGAACGGGATGTTATTAGACCAATAGGGCGATTCTACGAATCGTGTTACGACACATTGCTGCATGGGAGTCCCAATCGTCTCTAGAAGGTATCGACGAGGCTCTGCATTTTGATCCCATGTCAAACTAGTTACTTCACCCTTACTATTAAGCTTATACTCAATCTTGGGGAGCATCAGCCAGCATTGCCAGCGTTCATAGAGTTCGGTTTGAGAGGAGCTTGTTACGTCCTTGCCAGCATCCTGTCTACGCTGGTTCTCAATCTCATTTTCCCATCCGTAAAGCTGATATCTTTTCTGTTCAGAGATTAATTCCGTATTTATGTACTTTCCGGCTCGGGCTTCCTTCCAAATCTCATCTCGAGTAATGTCTGATCGCCATAAAAAGGCTGTTTGACGGTTTAAATCTTCAATTCGATCATCTAACCATACATTTTGGACCGGAATTGGGTAAAATCCTACTTCATCCTTGCAAACATAATCATATTCTTCCTCTCGGCTCGTAGGAGCATGAGGTTTTGAGGCAATTTCACCCGTTTCTTTGTTTTTAAACGAGATTGCGCCATCTGAAGCCTTAATAACTTCGTTAGGATCGTCATCTACGTAACGTTTTCGCTTATCAACCTGAAAATCATAGGGAACATAGGCGATTACAGTCCCATATTTATAGACTTGATGGTAAGCCTTCTTGGCTTTCTTAGGATCTTGCTTAATTTTCTGCTTCTCAAAGTACTTTTTAGCCAGCTTATTCACCGCTTCCGCTTTGGCGGCCTTAATCGCCTTTAAATCTGTAGGGTCAAATGGGTCGATTGATGGATAGAATTTAACGGGTAACTCATCCCCTTCAAAAGTTGTTAGATAAGCACCGTCCGTTAAGCGTCGAGCAGCGATATAAAACGTAGAAGCAGCGACTTTAGCTCTTGTTAATTCAGGTAATCGGCTGTCTTTCTCTAGCATCCAGTAGTAATTGTCTGCTTTCTCCCACTTATCCCACATGTCTTGACGATTATATTCGTAAGTATTCTTAGCCGCCTTAACGATGCCGATAACATGGTTAATTACATCATCCCACTGACCATTCTTATACAAAGCTAAGTTAGGTTGCTTAGCGGTTTGAGACTTTAACTCTGCTACGGGGGATGGCTCGATTGCCTTCCTGCCCTTTTCATCTTTCAAAAACAGGGAATCACCAGCGTATTGGTCATTAATCGATGACATTGTGAAAAAGATCAAACAATGTATATAAGACCCGGCTTAATAATCAAGAATTATAAATTAGTATTGATTTTTATTAAAGATCGGGGTAATCCCTATTGCCAATGACGACTCGTGCCGTTAGTCTAAATTTCTCACGCAACCACCACTTGGCCAATGGATCAAGTGTTGCCGCTTGTCATGGGGGTTCTGGCCAAACCGCACGAGCCTATGACAAGCGTCCCTTTTCAATTACGGAATTGAGTGTCGTTATGTCTAAGTCAGGGACATACCAGAACAGGCAATCTCAGGATTAAGCTCTTCTGGCGTGTCCCATGGAATGGACACGTTAATAACCCTTTAAAACTCTCCGAAGGGAAAGGAGAGTCAACGATCAAGGACCGTTTAGCCGATAAGCCGCAAGGCTTGGGTGGGGCGCATGAACTCTCTTAACTAGGCACCGTGGAGTAAAGCTATGACATGCGTTAAATGTGTAAACTGAGAACTCAAGGACAAGCCGTTTACTCTACTTCTTAACCGGGGTGGAGTGTGCCTGCGAATCTAAGGCCAACCGTATTATGAAACCATGAGGAGTCAAGAATAGCTATGCACTTACAACAATTCCTTATCCTCAACCAACCAACGCAAATCGCAGCATGCGAACTCTAGGGCATCAATGCCATGGTCATCAACATTAGGTATTTTACGCTCTGTGACGCCTGACCTTTCGTTAGCTCGCTTCTTGAATGTTTTCTTTTGTAGCTCCCACAAAAGATTAACGCACGTATCGAAGATGTAAACATTAGGCGCACCGTCAGTATGCTTTACGAAGTGCTTCTTAGACTTATCAACGTACATGAACTTACGAAGGATTTCCCTTCTAGCTTCCTGCCCCAGTGTTGTGCTTGGCTGGATGTTTAATCCTTCCTTTACGTATTCCATACTAAGGTCGTCTCCGGTGATTGCGTCTCTGTGAAATTCAGCATGGTCTGCCACTGTCATTTCATATCTCTCAGAGCATTCAATTTCCTTATACCATGATCCGTCTCTTTGTCTTTTGTTACCGCTCATCTCGATAATATCCTCGCAACGCTCTCTAATCGTAGTCCCTTTCTTGTAATATTCTCGGATCACAAAAATTGCGCCTAATGGATGAGCGGCTATCCATAAACAAGCTGTAGGTGCGGCGGTTCCGCAATCAATGTAGCGATATAGCTTCCATGAGTCTGGTATTTTAAATGGAGCAACAACGTGAGTATCTTTTTCAAATTCTGGAACCCAACGGCCAGAGACATAAGCAAAAGAGCCATGCCGAACCGCATCCTGAAACACCGTCCCATCATATTGCATGAAAACTTTCTTCTTCTCTGATAGCGGATAAATGGAATTAGGAACGTCCTCAACGCCCAGCTTCTCCCACATAAACTCATCTGTTCCAATAAACTTTTTAGGATTAGCAATACAATCGGGTATCCATGAAACATCTGCGTCATCCACCGCAACGGA